TAATCAGCACCACGAAGAGGAAGTACAGCCTTTGGAAGAAGCACCTGTAGAAGTCGATTGGTCGAAGCGTTATAACGATCTCCGCCCTGCTTATGATAGGACAGTTTCAGAAAACTCCCAATTAAAGCAAGAGGTGCAGGAGATGCGGTTGAGAGCACTTGAAGTAAAACAGCAAGCACCTCAACCACAAGTACAGGAACAACCTGAACAGGTTTTCTTCTCGGAGGAAACGAAGACTGTTGAGAAAGACTTCCCTGATATCTTCAAGGGGGTGCAGGAGCATATTAACTATGCCTTACACCAACAAGGTTCCTCTGGGGACATGGAGAAAATCAAGCATGAGGCGGAAGCTGCGAAACAGGAAGCGGAAAATGCGAGAATTGAAGTTGAACAGATGCGGATTGATTCACAATTGTCATCAGCGTTAGGTGCTAACGTCTGGCCTGCAGTAGACAGCAACCCTGCCTTTCGAGACTGGGTAAGTGCTGACCGTATGAGACTGTGGCAAATGCAGATGGGTGATACCCAACATAAGATAGATTGTGTAACAAACTTCCTGGCTACTCCTGATGGACAGCAGTTCTCAGGCAATGCCCCTCAACAGAATGTCGCTCGTCGGCAGGAGGTGCAAGGTTTGATGGGAGGTCAGGTTCCAGCTACCCCTGGTGGGAAGAGCAACTGGAACGGGATGACCGAAGAACAGCGTTGGGAATCAGTTCCCGAGTATGAAGTAAATTAAGGCTTCCCTTATATGGGGAGCTATTTTGAAATTCTCTATATAAGAGGTTTATTATGGCACAAACGTTTTTAGATGCCTCTGTTGGTTCTTTAAGTTCCAGTGGGGGTATGGCGAAATACGGGTCGTTAAGTCAGAAGGATGCCTTCACGATCCAGAAGAAGTTCTTGGCTATTGCCAAGCGCAATTTAGTTTTCTCTAGGTTCGCCCAGAAGGAAACTAAAGCACAGAATGATGGGCTGGAAGTCCGCTGGCGCAGGTATGAAAAGTTCAACCTGCCGATGGTACCCCTTGCTGAAGGAGTAAAACCACCTGCAGATGACTTGACCCAAGTAACACTCAAAGTCCGTTTACATCAGTACGGCAGTTACGTATCCACCACTGATGTTCTGGTTGCAGCCCATACTGATCCAGTCATTCAACAGATTGTTGAACGTCAGGGAATCCAGGCCGCAGAATTGATGGACTTTCTTAGCTTCATCCATTTCCGCTCTGGAACTCAGGCAGCTTATGCTGGCTCGGTTCAAGGTGCGGCAGGTGCTGTCTACAGATATCAGGTCAACCGCACTATCGGTATGACCAAAGGTCGTAGGACTGCAGCACAGACTTCCAGTACAGAGTTGTTGGATATTGCTATTCGTGCTCTTGAGAATAACGAAGCCATGAAGATCGCTAAGATCGTCAAGCCTTCCGCAGCTTATGACACAAGTGCAATCCCAGACTCCTACATGGCAGTCTGTCACCCTGATCTCCGTCAGGACATTCAGGATCTCCCTGGGTTTATTCCTTACCAGAAGTACGCTAATGGTGGGATGCAATCCATAGCCGGTGAGTTGGGAGCAGTAGGACTTGTAAGGTTTATCCTTACAACTCAGGCAGCACCATACGGGCAAGATCCGACTGATCCGCACACGACTGATCGGACTCGTGTCAGTTACGATACCACCAGGCTCCAGGATGCCAATTACACTGAAGGTTTCGCAGCAACACCCACTTATGGTGAAGATGGTATTGCTGACACCAGTAATTATGGTGAGTATGGGACTCCGCTTGAAGGTTCCTCAACCACTAATGGTGAAGTGGGGCAGGATATTACCGACAATGACGGTTCAGGCGAAGTTAATAATGGTGTAACCCTTCTAACGTCGGGTGCATCAAATAAGGCAAGAGTTTATCCAATTCTTATCTTCTCAACCGATGCAATCGGATGTGTAAGTCTGAGTGGATTCGACTCTGTTGTGCCTAAGGTTGTCATGCCACAACCTGCCGTAACCGATCCGTTGGGACAAACGGGAAGTGTCGGCTGGAAAACGTGGTATGCCTGCAAGATTCTGCAGGAAGAGTGGATGTACAGGTTGGATGTCGCCTGCTCGTCACTCAGCTAGATTTCAGGGGTGGGAGTCTAATGCTCCTACTCTTGAACAGGTTACAGACAGTGGGGTCTCCGTCTTAAAGGCTGGAGATCTCACTGAACCTGAAACTGGAATGCTGTGTACGTCAGTCAAACTCCGACAGAAGCTCTATCCGAAGTATGTACCTGAGTTAATAACCGTTATAATAGCGGAGAGATTCTCTGGTATATCGCTTGAGATGGCTATAGGTCGCAAGACTGGTCTGATTGATGACGACACAGCATATCTTAACTGGACAGAAGTCAATGATGTAGGCAGGTGGAATCAAGATCCAGCGTCTACTTTTATGCCTCCAGGTGAAAACGGGGCAATTAATTTAAGCCTAAGGATTCGGGGAGATAAAGAACCTGAATCAGGGCTGCTTTACTTTTTTATAAGGGCAAGACTATGGCAAATTTAGCAGGAGGGATGATCCCAGCAGGTGAATATGGTGACTATACTCCAGGTACCTATAATCCTGGTACAGGGAAGATCCACCAATACAAACAGATGGGTAAGGATAATGCTATTATTCTCAAGAAAGGGGATAAGGAACCACCAGGATGGGCTGTTATCATTTTAGGTTTTGGTGACGATCCAAGTACTGACAATGGGCCTTTAACCGTGACTTGGGCAGACTGGGCCATGTTGATTCCTAGAAACATACCTGTGGCAATACCGCCAGGGCACTTCGGGAATTTACTTAATTCAACAGAAACTAGATACGTTCAACCTTCTGTAGGCCAGCAATTAAGAAGCTATAAGGCACACCGCTATAACATTCAGATCATGAAGTGGCCTGATGGTTATGGTGAAACAGAAACTAAGAACGCTGTTGAAGAAGTACACGAAGAGCTGAAAGCAAACTACGAGAGAATTGAAGTGGCTTAATGACGATAAGTGTATTAGAGGCTAGAGAGAGGGTACGTACATATCTCCAGGATCTAGAATATGTACGTTGGGGCAAGCATGAGATAAATCAATACCTGCATGAAGCAGCAGAGGATTTCGTATCACGGGTCGGGTATCCGATTGTAAGTAAGGCCCTCCAGTCTGAAATCTATTCGACTGCTCGGTTCGATGAAGACCCCGGGTTTGTTGCTGGTGAGGTGATCACTGGTGGGACTAGCGGTACTACTGCAACCGTTGTCAGTAACGGAACTAGTACCACTTTTGACACACTTGTTGGTTCAGGTTTTGAACTAGGAGAGACTGTCACGAGTGATACAGGCTCAGGATCTCTTTTTACTGTGCTATATAGTCATGAAGTTGATTTACCAGAAGTAATATCAAAGCTCACTCATATTGAGGTAGACGGTCTGGAAGTCCCTATTGTGACGGAATCCGAAATGCGCCACTATGCTATAGTTGGTGCCTTGAATAATACGGAGCTGGTAGAAGAGAAGTTAATAAAAATATTCGGCTCACCAACCAACAGTACCGTCAAATGGAGAGAACAAGTTGGAGCATGTAAGGCTATTGTTGTCACATCTGCAACAGCAGATAAGTTTAGGATATATCCCATACCAGATTCAGTCCAAAAGCTTACACTCTACGGAGTATACCGTCCTCTTCATGCCTCAGATATTATTCCATTTCAGTTTCTGAATCCCCCCAGCACTCTTGTCCCCGTCAGTCTTTTAGATAATACATCCTACTCCTCGGCAGATTCTGCTGTGAATTCCATGACGGATTCCGCTGGCACGATCTACACATTCAGTTCTACTGATACCTTGGTTAAACAAGTAGTAGATGAATCGGGTGTGGTTAGCGATGGGACATCATATACACTCAGGGGGCCACTTGATTTCAGGCTGGACTACGAGATAGACAGGAAATTCATGAATATCCTTGTCTATGGTGCGCTAGAACGGGC